TCTACAAATATATTTGAAGCGGATGCAAATGCTGGCTCTCAAAACATAACGCAAGATGATCTTGCGTTACCTTTTCTGAAAGTCTTGGGACAATTATCTCCAGAAATTAATAAACAAAACGCTAAATTTATTAAAGGAGCCGAATCTGGAATGATTGTAAACAGCGTAACCAAAGAACTTTATGATGGAACTAAAGGTATAAATATCATACCTGTCCATTATGAAAGACACTATGTCGAATGGCAAGACAGAGGTCAAACAGGAAATGCTCCTGTAGCAATCCATAAAGCAGACAGTGATATCATAAGTACAACTACTCGTGATAAGTCTTGGAAGGATAGATTACCAAATGGTAATTATTTGGAAAATACTGCAAATCACTTCGTGATTCTTTTAGGAAAAACTCCATCTACAGCATTGATATCTATGAAGGCTACTCAATTAAAAGTTAGTCGAAAATGGAACTCATTGATGATGGGATTAAAACTACAAGGGAAAAATGGCTTATTTACACCGCCCACATATAGCCACATTTATAATCTAAAAACTGTTCAAATGTCTAATGACAAAGGAACATGGTTTGGATGGGATGTATCTAGAGTTGGTCCTATTACAGATAAAGGTGTTTATCAAATTGCTAAAAACTTTGCTGAAAAAAATACTAAAGGTTTAGTAAAAGTTAAGCATGGTGAAACAGCTGAAGAAACCAAGCAACCCTCATTAGATTTGTAAACTTCCTTTGCGAAGGAAAGAAGGGGCGGCAGCGGGAGACTTAAACCGCCCCGGTAATAATATGATAAACAAATTTAATAATGGGGATGCACCCAAAACGTATGAACAATGGATAGATTTAGATAGAATTATAATTCCATGTTTAAAAGGGAGGCCAATAGTAAAAAATTGGCAAGACTCCCATTTTAAAATATCGAAAGAAGAATGGAAAAAGAAATACACTCATTGTGCTATAGGATTAAGATTAGATCAAGATATTGATTTTGATATTGATAATGATTTAACCAAAAGATTCATAGAAACTTATATAAAAACTTCTGGTAGTATATTTGGTCGTGATAGTAACCCTTCAAGTCATTATATTTGGAAGGGTAAATTAACTTTTAAACAATTTATACTACCATCAGAATTAAAAGATCATTGTAAAAATTTACCACATGGAACAACACTTTGTGAAATAAGAACTGAAGCAAAACATTATACTATAGTTCCTGGATCAAAACATAGTAAAGCAAACGAAAATGTAAGATGGGAAAAATATGAAGGCATTAATGAATATCCAGGTAATTTAAATTCTGATTTAAGAAAAGTAGCTCTCTCTACTGCGTTATGTATTCTTTATGCTCCACAAGGTCAAAGGGACACCTATTGCACCGCAATTGCAGGTGTACTACTCAAACACTCTAGTTGGAGTGAAGAGGAAATCAATGAATTTATTTATAATCTAGCTCTGGAATCCGATGATAATGAAGCAGAAAAAAGAAAATCGAAAGGTTCTAGTGGTAAAAAAGCAAATAGAAATCTTGGTCTACCAAAACTTGCTGAAATAATTGGATGTTCTACAAGAGCGGTTGCAGAACTATTTAGCTGGGTTGGAGTAGAATATGCAGCAAGTGGTGAAATTGCTCAAGAAGCAGTCGGAGATATTATTGAGTACGGTCACGATAGATATATAATTAAAATAAATGCATTTGTTGAGGGAGTATTAAAAGAAAAAGAAATTAGAGTGGATGGACCCACTCTCATGAATCAAAAAGCATTCTACGATGCAGTTATTACACAAGCCTCTGTCTGGATTCCTAAAATGAAGTCTGTAGATTTTGAAATAATTATGAGACAGAAATTTAATAACAGGACTCAATCAGAAGATTACGTAGAAGAAGCTAATGAAGATCTTGTCTTCATAAAATATTTTTCTCAATACATTAAAAAAGAACAAGCCTTTTCAGATAAAATTAATTTACTTGAATACAAACGCCCACATTTCAATATGACAAAAAAATCTCTAGAATTTAATCTAGACTCCTTCGAAGATTTTTTAGTGGAGAAAAGAGTGAAGATTAAAAGAGTAGACCTTGTTATGAACATACAAAAAATATTAAAAGCTAAAAAATATCATGGAAAAATTAAAAAACGTTCTTGTGTATCTTGGAGAATAGAAGAATATGATTTGGCAAAAGAAGATCTTGTCATCGATGGAGAATATGAAGAAACCAACGAAACAGAAAGGATAACAGATGGAACCTAGATTTATTGTTGGACCACCAGGAACAGGAAAAACATACAAATGGATAGTTAAGAAATATAAAGAACTTCTTGCTATATGTGGTAGTCCAGATTTTATAATTTGTCTCTCACATACAAGAGAAGCTGTTCGTCAACTTCTAAATGCAATAATGGAACTTGATGGAATAAAAGGAGAATATGACGATGATTTTTTTGAACATCGGATATGTACTATTCATCACTATTGTAAACAGAAACTTTTACACAGAAAAGTTATTGACGAAGATGATCCGGAACATATTAAAGAATTAATTGTTCTAAACACAGGGTTCCGTATGTCAAAAGAGAAGACTATTAAGAAACATCCATTTTTTAGATTTCTTAGTCATGCATATGGGAATGGAAGGGAACGAGAAGAACATTGGAACCATCCCACTACAGAACATGAAGAATACAAACCTTATAGACTTCATCATATAGAAGCCTTAAACGAAGTTTGGGAAAAATATAAAAAAGACGAGGGCTGGTATGATTTTGCGGATATGATAAATGAATTTAATTCTTTAACTAAAGAGTCTGATATTGAAGCTTTGATTGTTGACGAAGCACAAGATTCAAACAGACCTCAAATGAAAGCTATCAGAAAAATAGCTAAAAATGTAAAAGATGGACATTTTTATTTAGTAGGAGATCCTGATCAAACAATTTTTGAATTTGCAGGGTCAGATGCTAATTATTTTCATGAAGCCGCAGTACATCCTTATGATGAGTTAAAGGAGGGACTTAGATGTGGAAAAGCTATTAATACATTTTGTAAAGAAATAATTACACCTCTCTGGAGAGACTATAAATATGAACGAACATGGCTTCCCGCTAAATACGCTAAGTATCACGAGAAACGAAAGTTAATACCAGAAGATTGTAAAATAGGAGATACTATACAAGGACAGAAATATGAATTAACAGATCTTAATCCGTCCAAGAACTTAGATATTCTTTTAGATAAAATGAGAAATACTAAGCAAAGTTTTATTTTTGCTTATAGAGGTTATCCAAGTAATATTTATATCACCGACTTTTTAAAACATCATGGCTTTGAATTTGCGCATGTAGGTAGTAATCCTCACGTTTCTAAAAAAGAATTAAGATGTCATAAAGAATGGCCTGAATTTATAGATGGAAAATCTAAAAGTTTAAAACAAATAAAAGACTTTCTTTACTATTTAGGAAACAAAGCTGTAGTACATGGAAAAGGAAAATTTAAATTTGAAGACTGGGTTAAGAGAGACTACGCTTATGCAGAATTAATAAGCGCCAGAATTTTTTTACCTAATTTAAATAAACAATTTGATCTTATTAGAAAAAGACATAAAGGAACATTAACTCAGAAAGATCATGATGATAGAATGATTTACATTAAAAAAGTTTTAAAAAATGGCGTTGATCTCGATGGAGATGTGAGAATAAAACACGGAAGTATTCACATTATAAAAGGAACTACATTTGATAATGTTGTTGGGGATTTGTCCATCTACAGATTAAAGGCAGAACCTTTTTATGTTCAACGAAGATTAAAATATACAATGTTTAGTCGGGGAATATTCGACTGTTGGGTTATTAGAGCGACGTCTTCTAAGACACGAGGTTTATTAGGAGACTATGGCCATGTTCCTCGTCCACGACCTTGGTCAATGGATGAAGATAATTTCCACAGAAACTGGAGACCAGATTGGAATGAAATTGAAAACCCAGACAACAATGACAGGAGAATATGAGCGTCTATAAAAAACAAATAGGAGGATCTCATTATTTAAAATTTAAAATTCAGCCTAGTGAATTTGCAAATAAGAATAATTTGCCTTTTGCAGAAGGGAATGCTATAAAATATATCTGCAGACATAAGGATAAAGGAGGAAAGGAAGACTTAAAGAAAGCTAAACATTATATTGATATGGTTATTGAAAGAGATTATAGCGACGAACCAAATCTTAGACCTTTGCCACCTGGTTTTACTTTAACTAAATCAAAAGATCCGGACATGACTCCCATGACGGAAGAAGAAGAATATCGTAATGCAGGGATTACTAAAGAAGAGGCAGAGAAAAAATAATGTGTACTGCGCCTCGAGTAGAAGATTTAGATTTAACAGGCGTTGACATAGTTGCAGTAGACTTAGAAACTTATGACCCAGAATTAAAAACGAAAGGGTCAGGAGCTGTAAGAGGCATAGGAAAAGTCTGCGGTATTGGAGTCTGCACCGGAAAACAAACATGTTATTTTCCCATTCGTCATAAAAAAGTCAAAAATATTCCTTCCAAAGAAGCATGGGAATATCTCAACGAAAAATTATTTCAAAACCCTAATATTAAAAAAGTATTTCATAACGCAATGTATGATGTCTGTTGGATTCGTAAAGAATCAGGACTCATGCCTCACGGACCATTACTCGATACAATGGTCGCTGCTTCAATTATTAATGAAAACAGAATGAAATATTCATTAGATTCTCTCAGTAAAGATTATTTAAAAGACAAGAAATATAAATATGATTTAAAGGAAAAAAGTCAGGCCGCTCCTTATTTTATCAATGATCCTATGACTAATATGCATAAGCTGCCTTATGAATTGGTAAAAGAGTACGCAGAACAGGACGTCAATTTAACTCTCCGTTTATGGAGACACTTTGAAAAAAAATTAGATCAAGAAGAGAAGGTGGAAGTTGGAACAAAAAACGAAAAAATAAAAACTTTAAAATCTATTTTTGAATTAGAGACTGCATTATTTCCCTGTCTTGTTGATATGAGATTTAAAGGAGTTCGAATTGATGTGGAAGCAGCCAAGAAGTTCGGGGAAAGATTAAAGAAAACTAAAAATAATATAATTGAGTATATTAAAAGAAGAACAGGAGTTAAAATTGAGATCTGGGCAGCAGCCTCTATTAAAAAACTTTTAGATAAATTAAAAATAAAAGATTATAAAACTACACCAAAATCTAATTTACCTCAGTTACCTAAAGATTATTTAAAAACTCATAAGAATCATTTCATAAGATTAATTGCTAAAGCTAGAGAGTTTGACAAAGCAAAAGGTACTTTTGTTGAAGGTCTTTTAAAATTTGTTCATAAAGGAAGAATTCATGCTGACATTAATCAGATTAGAGGAGAAAAAGGTGGAACTATTACCGGACGATTCTCAATGTCTAATCCAAACTTACAACAAATTCCAGCCAAAGGTTTTATTGGTAAAAATATGCGAGCATTGTTCCTTCCTGAAGAAGGATGCTCCTGGGGTTCTTTCGATTACTCTCAACAAGAGCCCAGAATCGTGGTGCATTATGCTTTAAAATTGAAAATGAAAGGGACAGAAGAAGTAGTTGAATCTTATCAAGAAGACCCGAACGCAGACTTCCATCAAATCGTAGCAGACATGGCTAAAATACCACGGATCACGGCTAAAACAATTAATTTAGGTTTATTTTATGGCATGGGTAAAAATAAATTGGCCCAACAACTTAATCTTGACTATACAGAAGCAAAAGAATTATTTGATAAATACCATCAAAAAGTTCCTTTTGTAAAACAGCTTTCTTCTAGCTTACAAAGCTACGCTGAAAGAAATAAATTTCTTTACACGTTGGAAAATAGATTTTGTCGTTTTGACAAATGGGAACCTATTCGTAAGAAATGGAACCCTAAAGAGAAAAAATTTGTAATCAAAGTAGAAGAAGATAAAAAAGATAAGAATGGTAAAGTTGAGAAAAATAAAGACGGAAAAGTAAAGAAAATCCAAGTAGAAAAACCTGTTCCACTACTATCCGAAGAAGATGCTAAACTTCATTATAAATCTGAACTATCTGATAAAGGATATCCTCCTGATAAAGAATGTATAAATTTTGAGAATTTTTATCGTCCTGCTTTTATATACCGAGCATTAAATAAATTAGTTCAAGGAGGTGCTGCAGATATGACCAAAAAAGCAATGGTCTTATTATATAAGAAAGGTATTTTACCTCATATTCAAATTCATGATGAATTATGCATTTCTGTAACTGATAAAGAGCAAGCTAAGAAGATAAAAGGGATTATGAGAGAGGCAATTAAACTTGAAATCCCCAATAAAGTAGACTATGAATCAGGACCCAATTGGGGTAATATCAAACCTGAGTAAAATTAGGAGGAAATATGGAAAAAGTGAAACAACTTTGGACATTAGCAAAAGCTAATCCCAAAATATCTGCCGCTGTTGTGGTAGTAAT